TACCTGTCGAACAACGTCGTGCTCGTCACGGGCGACGACTACCGCATCACGGCCGGGTACCCGGGCGCGATCACGTTCGCCAACCAGATCAGCAAGGTCGAGGCGTACCGCCCCGAGTCGGCGTTCTCGGACGCCCTCAAGGGCCTGTCGCTCTACGGCGCGAAGCTCGTGCGCCCGACCGGCATCGCCACCGCGATCGCCTCGATCACGTGACCGGTCGCGCGGCCCGGACGTAAGCGGTCCGGGCCGCGCACCTCTCAACCCTCACCCTTCACAAGATCGGAGCCGTCATGGCTGACACCGCCGTTCACCTCACGCAGTTCACGCTCAACACGGCGACCGCCAAGCCTGCGGGCACCGCGATCGTCGCCGCGAACAACCACGTCATCACCCCGACCAAGCGCTCGGGCAAGGTTCTCGTGCGCTTCATCAACACCACGGCCTCCACGAAGGTCTGGACCGTCACGGCCGGCGGCAACCCGCCCGCCGACGCCGCCGGCCAGGGCGTCCTCGACGTCTCCCTGACGGACGGTTCCACGACCCCGCAGGAGACGTGGCTGGTCCTCGAGTCGTCCCGGTTCCTGAAGTCGAACGGCACCTTCGTGGTGACCGTCGCGTCGGGCACCACGGGCTTCATCGAGGCCTTCCAGATGCCGTGATCCTGACCACCACCAACGACTGACGGGGAGGCTTCCGTGGCTTACGAACCGCTCGCTACGGATGCCGACCTGTCGGCTCGTGGGATCTCAACGGAGAACGTGGCTGCCACGGCGGCCCTCCTGGATGCGGCTTCGGCTGCGGTCCGGGAGGCTGCCGGGTGCCCGATCAGTGAGCAGACGTCCACGGTGACGCTGTGGACTGAGGCTTCGCGGCGCATCGAGCTTCCCGCGCGGCCGGTCCGGTCGGTGGCGTCTGTCGTCCTGGATGGCGAGACGCTGACCGTTGATGACGACTATGTCGTTCGCGGATCGTCTCTCTGGCGTGACTGCCAGTGGCAGGCACAGGGAGACATCCCTGGTGAACTCGTTGTGACGTTCACGCACGGTTACGCCGAGGTCCCCGCGGACATCGTTGACCTGGTGTGCAACCTCGTCGGCGCCGGCATGGCTTCGGTGACCGAGGGGTACGCGTCGCACGCGGGCAAGCAGTACGAGTCGATCGACGACTACAGGGTCGGCTACACGGTTGGCCCGGATGCGATCTCGTCGGTGATGGAACTTCCCGAGCGGACCGTCCGGTCGCTTCGTGCCCGGTTCGGAACGACGACTGTGGTTGTCGGGACTGTCCGGTGAGTGCTGTCGGCCTGACGCTGCGCGGTCGGCGTGCGGCTGAGGCGCTGATGCTCGACTCGTGCAGCGTCAAGCGGGTGTCCGGTTCGACGGTGGACCCGGGCACCGGTGAGGACACCCCGACGTACACGGCGCTGTACGGCACCGATGAGGAGCCGGGGCGTTGCAAGGTGCAGACGTTTGAGGCGTTCGAGCAGACACCTGAGGCGGTCGGGCATCAGTTCACGGTGCAGCGGTACGCGGTGCATGTGCCGGTGGGTTCGTTCGCGCCGGCGATCGGTGATCTGGTCACGATCGCGGAGGCTGCGATGGACGAGAACCTGACGGGCCGTGTGTTCCGGGTGGTCGCCCTGCTGCACAAGACGGCTGCGACGGCGTACCGGCTTGGTGTCACGGATGAGGTGGCGTGATGGCTGACGGCGTCTCGGTCCACGTCGATGGTGCGTCCGAGCTGGTCGTGGCGCTGACCAAGGCCGCGTCCAAGGCGCCTGAGGCTGTGCGGCCGGTGATCCAGAAGGCCGCACTGAACATCAAGTCGGAGATGATCGCGGACGCTCGTGCGTCGACCCACTTCAAGGGCATGGCGGGCAGCATCTCCTACGACACCGAGATCACCCGCAACGGCATCGAAGCGGAGATCGGCCCCGACAAGGATCGCCGCGGTGGCGCTCTCGGGAACATCGCCTACTTCGGAACTCCACGTGGCGGTGGCACCCTGGATCTGGACGGCCCACTGGACCACGAGACGCCCGGGATGATCAAGGCCCTTGGTGACTCCCTGGCGGATCTCCTGTGAGCGCGCAGGCCCTCGCGGCGGCGTTCCTGGCTCTGATGCCTGAGGGTGTCACGGTCCATGACGTACAGGTCCCCGACCTTCCCACGTACCCGTACGTGGCGGTCCAGGTTCGCATCCCGACTCCGGCCGGTCGTGCGATCTCGTTCGACCGTCACGGCGTGGTCGTGCGGGCGTTGGTGACGGTGGCTGCGGGAACGGCTGAGGGTGTGCGGATCGTCGCCGACCTGGTCGACGATGCCGTTGATGGCGCGGTCCCTGTGGCTGACGGGTTCACGTTCGGTCGGGTCGCCCTGCGGAACGTGCGCGTCACCGCGCAGGACTTCTCGGTCACGATCCCCGCGTCGAAGCGGCACCCCGTGTACGCGGTCCTCGAGTACGAGTTCACCGCCGCGACCGCTACCCCGGAGGTTGGCCCGTGATGTACGTGCGTGTCCGTGATCGTGCGACCCGCCACGAGTTCGACGTCCCTGAGGGCGACAAGCGCATCGGCGTCCAGTTCGACCTCGTGAAGAAGAAGCAGTACCCGCCGTCGCCTGTGCAGCGCCGGCCGAAGCATCACCTGAATCTCGCGGGCCGCCCGGTTCCGCGTCTGCCCGTGCCGCCTGGCGAGGGCGTTGCCACTGAGAAGGAGATCCACCATGGCTGAGCTCCCCGCCGTTCCCGCCGACGGCAACGTCAAGGTCGTGCTCGTCGCGGCCATCGCTGACCCGGCCGAGCCGTCCCCCACCGAGCTGAACGGTGGCGTGGACATCTCGTGCTACCTGACGTCCGACGGGTTCACGCCGTCGCTGAACGAGCAGACGATCTCGGACGAGCGCCTGTGCTCCACGGCGACGTACGAGCAGCCGGGTCGCGCGCAGCGGTCCCTCGACGTCGTGTACATCGACAACACGAACACCGCTGAGGACAACGAGGCGAAGGAGACCCTGGTCCCAGGCACCGCGATGTACCTGGTGGTTCGTCGTGGCATCGCGTTCGGTACGACGTTCGCGGCGACGACGCAGAAGGTGTCGGTCTGGCCGATCAAGGCCGGCCAGTACTCGGACCTGCCGCCGGAGGCGAACAGCGTGCTCAAGACGGCGCAGAAGCTGTTCGTGACGGGTGAGGTTCACACGGACGTCGTCGTCACGGTCTGACGCATCTCCCGTCGCCCACCCTCCCGGCTCGGGTGGGCGACGGGGCTTCATCTGAGCCGGGGACTCCTGAGCCGGAGGAACCATGTCGAGCAAGTTGAGCATCAAGCGGCCTGAGCGGGTCGTGTCGTTGTGCCTGGATGCGTCGCTGCAGGCTGAGTGGGAGAAGGCTGAGGCGGATCTCGTCACGGCCCGCGCGAAGCCGTCGCAGTCGATGACGGGCAACGCCGATCTGCCCCGTCTGGCGCAGGCGGTGACGGACCTTGAGGCTGCGATGCTGGCCGAGGTGGTCCTGTTCCGCATGCGGGCGGTGCCGCGGTCGCAGTGGTCGGCGTCGATCGCCGCGCATCCCCCGAAGGATGGGGATGCGGAGGACGCGCAGTTCGGTGCTGACCGTGGCGCATTCTTCGACGAGATCATCCCGTCGTCGATCGTTGCCGTGACTCGTGACGGTGAGCCGATCGAGTTCGACCCCGAGTCGGACTGGTCGGATCTCGCGGACGAGATGACGGACTGGCAGTTCTCCCAGTTCGCTGAGGCCGTGTTCATCCTGAACCGGGGGGCCGTGTCGGTCCCTTTCTCGCGAGCCGCCTCGCGCGTGATCCAGGGCTCGTCCGAGACCTCGAGGTAGCGCGGTCTCTCCAGTCCTCGTACCGGCGGTTCTCCGGGTGGGAGCCGGCGCAGACCACGGAGTACGAGTACGACGATGCTGGGCGGCTCATCAGGTCGGTGACGACGACTGAACCGGAGTGGGACGAGCAGGAGCGGGCATGGATGCTGGCGCTCGCTGAGCATGAGGCCACGATGTGCCCCCTGTGTGGGCGCCCGTTGAGCGTGTGCACGGCCCCTGAGGTTGAGGGCAAGGTCGAGGTGCCACCGCCGACGCGTTGCCACTTCACGAACGCGATCGAGCAGGCTCGCAAGCCCTACCAGGACGGCAAGGCGCTGAACCCTGGGGCGTTGATGTTTACGGCGCGGCTTCGTCAGCCGCGGCCTTAGCCCGCTTCTCGTCGCGGTGCAGCGCCCAGATCGCCAACGGCACGGCCGCGGCGAAGATCAGGATCAGCCCGACGATCACGATCAGCAGTAGCACAACGAGTGCACTCATCCCGCCATTGAACCGCAACAGCGATCCAGGGACGGGGTGATCTTCCGTGGCTGACCGCACCGTGAGCGTGACGCTCCTCGCGAAGACCTCCGGGTTCGTGTCGGGCATCAACGCTGCGACGAAGGCCACGAAGGACTTCACCGCCGCGGGTCTGGACAAGATCGGCAAGAACGAGCAGCACATCCAGAAGCTGTCGAACACCGCCGGCGCCCTGGGCCTCGCGTTCACGGGCATGGCCGTGCTCGCGGTGAAGGCGTTCACGGACTTCGACAAGTCGATGAGCGCGGTCGCTGCGACGGGTGATGACGCGAAGGGCAGCCTGGACGCTCTGCGTGAGGCGGCGATCGTTGCTGGTCGTGACACTGCGTTCTCGGCGACTGAGGCTGCTGGTGGTGTCGAGGAGCTCCTGAAGGCTGGTGTGTCCGCGAAGGACGTTCTGGGTGGTGGCCTGCCGGGTGCGCTGAACCTGGCCGCGTCGGGTGCGATTGGTGTGGCTGA